CTAGATGCCAGTTCCTTGGGGCTTAAAAGATATTTCGATTGTCTTTTAAGGGCTCGTTCAGCAGCTGAATCTGAAATACCACCAACTTCATCAAAAGTATAAGAACCAGTGTCTATGGTTGGTGATGCTGGTTGCACTACTGGAACGTCTGCTGGAACTACTTGACCTTTAAAATAAGGTACTCCATCATCGCCAACTGTAAACCTTGGATCACCTGCATACGCTCGTTCTAATGCAAAGTCTCTAGGAGAAAGTCCACTTGATCCGTCTGTGCTTACATTTGTCAAAAGATCAGGCTTTACAGAATCTATATACTCCCCGCCGCCTTGCGGCATTTCCCCACGATATATCGCTCCAGATTGTGGATTTTCTGGTATTATTGTTTGACCTGGTGGGTTAAGACGTGCTGCTTCTTCGCCATAACCTCCCGCCAATTCCATTTCTGGTACGCCGCCTAAGACACCTTGACCCGCAAGGGCTGCATTTGGATTATATTGTCTAAATATTTGTTGACCAAGTGTTGCACCGGGAAGATTCCCAACACCCGCTGTTCCAAAAATACCTTGCTGAAGAGGGTTAGCCGCGCCAGAAGAAAATAAATTACTAGCAGCATCAAACGGAGTAGAAAGACCTTTACCAAGACCTGCCATAAAAGAACCACCTGATGTCGCACTTCCAAGTCCAGACATAAGTCCTTGAGCACCCCATGACAACGCCGCAGATTTCAGAGCATCACCCCACGATCCTCCTTGCACCTTTGTCATCAATCCAGATGCTATAATACCGCCGATACCGGGAGCTATTAAATTGCCTACAATTGGTGCAATTATTGGCGCCGCCTTTTTAACGACTTTCTTAATGGCCCTAAATATTTTTTTAAAGAAAAACTCTGGCTGGCCAGTAATCGGGTTTATGGAGTTTAACTGATCACCAACAACATAACGATTAGGGTTTTCAATACCCATCATCGTCATTTGTCTAAACAAGTCTTCTTTTAATCCGGGATTCTGTTCGAGAACTTCTCTAGGAACAATCGTTTCACCTTCAGCGGCGTGAACCATGTAGTTGTCGCCGTAACGTCCTAATGTTCCTAACCCAGAAGCTAATGCTTCAATGCTGGGTTCGCCGTGAGTCTTTGGTGATGTATTGAGCGTCATTATGAAATCTCCAGAACACTTGCGAAAGCGTATATCTTATCCGCTGTGTCGCAATTAAGTATAAGCGCATCACTGGCCTCTAAGACGAAAGGGCCAGTAAGTGACGTGTCTGCGAGAGTTCCTATGCTGTTCTTCTCTAACGTAACCGTTACAGATGCCGAACTATCGGTAATCTTTGGGTACACAACTATAGTCCCACTGTGACTATTATACAATTGTATGTTTTTAACAATAGCCTGTGTTTCACTAGGACACGTATAAATTGTGACATCCCCCGTGGAACCAACTAATTTTGCTATATTTTTGTATGCAGAGGCCATCAGTCCATAAACCAATTCATGCCATTTGTGTCATCTTCGCCGCTTATGACAGAGGGCATTTCCTTCGTCGTAAGAGCCCTTTCAACAAGCTGAACCAATCGAACCATCGTTTGCTGGTCATATTCAACAGGAGCAAGAGGAAGAGACGTTTCGAGTAACTTACCCATTATCGCCTCCCGTCAGGTTGAATTTCCATCCTCACATCACCCAACGTCCAAGAAATGTCGTCAGCACTACTCTGAATACGCAATACAGCAGAACGAGATCGTGCTCTTACATCAGCCTGTTTGGTAGTGCTTGTGACAGAACTTGTGGAGTTAGTTGTCAAGCTTTCTCCGGGATAGTTACGGGTCTTCAATATGTAGTCAACGCCATTACCCGCCGCACTGGATATATCAATATCTGGTATAAGCTTTTTAATAAAAGCAAACTGATTGCCGTCTCCTATATCGAACACAGAAGATTCAATGTATGAAGTCATTGCGGAACCGTCATTCGTGGTCCCTGATTCGTGGTCATAGATGAAATTTGAACTGTTAATAGTTCCCGCAGCACGGGGTTTACTAAACAATCCAAAATCAACCCAAGCAGTTCTTGACAACGAACCAATGTCCCAGGTTCCCTCTGCATGGTTAAACTTCACATAACGATCAATATCATCACTACTAGAAGAACAGTAAAACCAGAATATTTCGTCAAACATCCGGTTAGAACCCCCAAAGAACTTTAGTTTTTCTTCAAGGTTTATATCGTCAAACACGTACCTAAGAATTGTGCAGGGTATTGTCTGTATCTGCCCCGCATATACAAAAAAGTTCTCCGTATCCATCCAGAAAACACGATCTCCAACGGGAACAACCAGGTTTGGAGACAACACTGACACGTTGTTTGCTAAAAGGGCAAAGGAAAAGGTAAAGGGCGGTCCTACAAATCGCATACTGTACAAAGAAGAATCAGTCCAGATCAGCGTTTCCTGTCTTGTTTGCGTCCCGGTAATAATTTCGGAACCAGAAGAAAGGCGCATAGACCCTGCTGTATTCGTTACGGTAGGTGTCCAATCAACCGCATTTTCCTGATCTGACCAACGTACAAGCAAAAGATCCTGTGCCGTAGTCCCTATAGTATTGGCACCCAAGCAAATAACGTGACGATCTGTGTCTGATACAAGAACCTGACGGGCCGTGGTCGGCGCACCAGAAGCCCCGGTCTGGCTACTTAGTGCTGTTGCTCTTGCAGAAAGACCTAGTGTGGCATCCCAATAATAAACACTATCGTCACGAACATTAAGAATAAGATCTTCACCCCAGTTGTCTTGTGACCACAAACGTGTTTCACCAGAAGTAAACGGAGCTACTGTATCACCCCATCCATAAAAGCCGTTGGCTTCTTTAACAATATCATCATCAGAGTGGGCGGCAGCGGTAGTGCCCAAAGAACCACGAATAACGGTTGTTAGGTCGTTGCTTGATTTTGCTGTGTAAAAAATTAATTCATCATCAATAAGTATCAAACCAGCAAAAGTAGCTGTTGCGCCACTGGCATGAAGAGCTTGAGTAGTTCCACTAGCGCCCCGTGTAAGATCACCAAGAACAGTGCCTGAGTTAGTCTTATACGAAATAAGTTCGCTGTCTATTTGAACTGTGCCTTTAGAAGGCATCCCAGAACTATCGGCTAAGTTTATACTGGTGGCTCCGAAAGCTACCGCAGCACTTGTAGTGGTCGAGGCAGTTTCAAAATCAGAAGCAGACGTTAAATCTATTGACGTTACACTGTCGTTTATGCCGCCGTCCAAAGTGGTTTGGGAATAGGTAAGGGTTGAACCACCCCAGTAACCGGAACCCCAACCGGGGCCAAGAACAGACTCTTCAATACCAACATGGATCTGGTAAACCGCAATAACAGCAGTTCCGCCTCCGGTAGCGGAAGAAGTAGCAGTTCCACCTGTATCGAGCTTGTAGCTGTTGCCAGAAACCACCTGCGTTATAATGTGTTCTTTGTTTAAATCAGCAGTGGTTAGACCGCCCACAGCTGTTGCACCGCTAAAAGTAACATAATCGCCCTCCGCTGCTCCATGTCCAACAGCCGTTACTGTAATTTCACCCGAAGTATTGACTGTAGTAATCGGGTTAGTTCCAAGAGTGGCCGTGGCTCTAACTGGTGTGATGTCGTTGTATTGAGATCCTTGTTCAATGTAGAATTTTACATTAGTTCCAACGCCCATAAGCTTTAGGGCGCCCAAAGTAATCCACGCATGTAAAGAACGGGTTGTTCCCGTCAATGTATCCGCAGAAATCTTTGTCCAACCGCCCAGCTTTTCTGGACGACCTTTTCTAAAACGTATTAGGTCGGAGTCAAACCAGCCCTGTTCATTCGCAAAAGACGTACTTTCACGGTTAACGCCAGGTTTAAACTGAACTCTGGTCAAAGGCATTCATCTTACCCTGCAACGTATGCTTTACCGTCCGTAATAGCTTTCGTGTAAGACGTTTTGGTTTTACTGGACGCCTTATACCAAGCCGTTTCTTTCTGAATTTCAAGATGGTCCGTGTTGCGTGTGACCATAAGTTTTACTTCAGCGGCAGAGCCATACATCTCTAATGCGTCAGTATCATCAGCAATAGTTGCATTAATAAGTGTTACGCTATCGTCCATAGCGGAAAAGTGTGCGGCAATTTCATCTGCCGTAAGTTCATCAGCCATTTACTTTCTCCTTGGTTTCATCAAATAATTCAGCCGTTTCGGGGTCTTTAAGACTATTAATCAACGCAGTCATAAAACTATCTAAAGCCACGTTAATCTGGTCTAACTGAAATTGTTGCGCCTGACGCTTGATTTGAAGATCCTGAACTTGAGCAATCCAGTATTTTTGTTGATCCGTGAGATCACTAGGATCGTATTCAGTGCCGCCAATGTTGACGACATTTGTTTCATTATCAACCACAACAAGTGTTCTCCTCTTTCCATTTTTCCAATTCTTCGACTTTTGCAGACAATTCTTGTACAGCTTTAATTAAAGGTATTACAAACATCTCTCTAGACAGATTTTGTGAACCATCTTTGTTTTCTTCCCAACCTGTAAATTCTGGATTGTCATATTTATCCATAGACTCTTTAACTTTTTGAGCCATCATTCCATACATTAGAATATCAGTATCTTTTTGATTTTCTTCGTTGTAATGATTAGTAAGTTCTTGTGGGACATCATAAGATGGTTTCCAACGATATGTTTTAGTTTCCATCTCATTGATAAAATCAAGACCAAGAGTATTATCTTTAATGTCTGTTTTTAAACGCTCATCTGAAGCCTGTGACCATGTAGCATTTGATGTAAAAGTATTTTGAATAACATTGGAAGCTTTACCAAAAGCTACAACATTGTCGCCTGGTCCAGCGATATCATATCCAATAACAATATTATTTGCTGCACCAGCAGCACTACCATCTGCATTACCAATACAAATATTCTTAGTACCAGTTGTTATATTATCACCTGCTAGATTACCAACACAAACATTAAGGCCATCTCCTGTTGAGATTGAAGAGCCAGCCCCATGTCCTATACAAGTATTAGAAGGGGATGTAGTCGCCGCTTGGAATGAAGCGTTTCCAACACAGGTATTATTGGCTCCCGTAGTGATATCATTACCAGAATTATAACCAAGAGCCGTATTTCCTGTTGCCGTAGTGCAAGCTCCTAATGCGCCTGACCCCATAGCTACATGATAACCGCCCGTCGTTACAGCATCAGCAGCATAATCACCTACAAAGGCACAAGAGGGTGCTGTTGTAAGAGCATTACCAGCACTATAACCAATAGCCGTAACTCCAGATGTTGTTGTTGCAGATGTTAAAGCCTGACCTCCAACTGCTGTATTGTTATTTCCTGTAGTTACAGCATCAGCAGCATTGACACCTATTCCAATATTTGCATCGCCTGTAGTACAAGCGGTAAGTGAGGTATGTCCTATCGCTACATTATTGTTACCTTCTGTTATTGCGTGTCCAGAGGCCGCTCCAAGAAAACAATTATTTGCTCCAGATGTTAAATAATAACCAGAATTATCTCCTACGATGGTGTTAGCACTGCCAGTAACAGCAGCACCAGCCGCAGCATTATCGCCTATGATTATATCTTGTGCGCCTGTTGTAAGAAGTGCTGCAACATTATTACCGATCAATACGTTTTCAGAAGAAGTGGTCATTGATCTACCAGCAGCCTGACCAATAATAACAGATGTATGACCAGTTGTTATTACCCCACCAGCGTTTAACCCTATGCAGACGTTGGAGTATCCCGTAGTTATAGCATCACCACACTGACCTCCAATAAGAGTATTATTAGATCCAGTTGTTACTGCACTACCAGCACCAAATCCAACAAATGTACTAAAATCAGATGTTGTTTGTGCGTCACCAGCAGCATTTCCTATTATGACGTTATAAGAACCACTAGTAACATCTTTACCAGCTTGATATCCCATATAAACATTATTAGTGCCTGATGTGTTATCCTGTCCAGCTTGATATCCAATACCAGTTAAAGAACCTACCGTTGTTACAGCACTTAACGCATCGTGTCCTACAGCCGTATGATTTCCACCGCTTGTAATCGCATCACCAGCACCAGAACCAATTAAATTATTATTTGCTCCTGTGGTTACTGCGTATCCGGCCCGATACCCTACTGCGACGTTATTCATATCAGCATTGCCAGAAGGATTCTGGGTGTTAAGTGCTTCATGTCCAACAGCAGTTGATTGGTCGCCAGCCACGTTTGTTGTAAGAGCGTTTATGCCTAAAGCTGTGTTCGATGTTCCTGTGGTGTTAGCATCAAGTGCATAGATACCCATCGCAACATTGATACCTGTGGTATTTGCTGTCATGGCATTACGACCAACAGCCGTTGAATCGCTGCCTGTTGTTGCAGCACCAGCATTAGTACCTATAAATGTATTATAAGAACCAGTTTCAATTGCCTTTCCAGAACCATATCCGACAGTAGTATTCTGAGTACCTGTAGTAAGAACTTCTAAAGCAACCGACCCAAGGGCTGTGTTCTGATTTGATGTAGTACAAGCACTCAAAGCACCTCTACCCACCGCCGTATTGTCATCGCCAGTTGTTATAGCGTCACCAGCAATCGCTCCTACAAGGGTGTTGTAATTTCCATCACCAGCTATTGCAGCACCTGCCGAAGAACCAACCGCCGTGTTGTAAGTTCCTGTCGTATTTGCTGCTAACGCTGCAAACCCCACCGCAGTGTTGTCTCCTGCCGTTGTAGTAGCACTTAAAGCCGCACTACCTACCGCCGTATTTTGTGAAGCAGTTGTAACAGCATCTCCAGCAGTGCTTCCAATAAAAGTGTTGTTTGTGCCAGTTGTATTTGCAGCACCAGCATTATAACCTACAGCAGTATTGTTAGATGCTGTCTCATTAAGTTTTAATGCGTTATAACCTAGTGCTGCGTTGTAGCCTCCACTTGTATTAGTGCCAAGAGCTTCCTGTCCAACAGCAGCATTTCCAACACCTGTGGTAGTTGCATCACCACAATTAGAACCTACGAAAACATTTACGCCTCCTGTAGTAATTGCCCCACCTGCATTAGTACCTATAGCTGTATTGTATTCTGCTGCATAGGAACTTCCTCCTAAAGCATTATAACCTACGGCAACATTATAGGATTCTGTATCAAATCCATCACCAGCCCCATATCCAATTAAAGTATTTTGGTCGCCTGTGGTTAGAGCCGTACCAGCTTCATCACCCACTGCGACGTTATAGTTACCACCTGACGCAATTGAGTCTCCGGCGTGTTCTCCTGCGACAAAGTTGCTTGTGCCAGCCGTTTGCGTCATTAGCGAGGTAAAAACAGCATCGGCTAAAGCGTTTACTACTGCCGCACCACTTCCTGCACCGTCACAATACACGGCGGCATTATGTCCGTTTGGAATAGTGACATTGGCTCCTGAACCCTGAGAAAGAGCTATACTATCGCCAGCAGCGTTTTCAATGATAAACCAAGCAGGTGCTGTGTTTGGAGCTATTGTTATTGTACAGGCTTGGCTTAATGACCCCGTAAACTTAATTGCGCGGTACATACCGTCCTGAAGGTTTTCAGTCCCAGAGCCTGGAGAGGCCTCTCGAACAGTCAACGTGGCTGTAGAAGCATCACTTAAAGCCACCGCTTTGTACGAAGCCAGCCTATCTACGATATCAAGGTTGTGGTTCGTCGTAGTACCCCAAGTACCCGCCTGTTCTCCAGAGCCTATTTTTTCTAAACTAAAGCCTGTTGTAAATGTAGAAGCCATGATCTTTTCCTATGCCGCTATATCTGTCCAATCTGGGGTTTGAGAGTCATCAACCGCAGACCAGTTAGGTGTTTGTGAATCATCAACCGCAGACCAGTTAGGTGTCTGTGACTCGTCAATAAGACTCCAGACGTTTGATTCTCCCGTACCGCCCGTGCCAACAACGCCTGTTGGGATAACACTTGCGCTACCCGTAAGCGTAACGGTGCCAATTTCTCCTGTTCCCTCAACACCTGTAACCGTAACACTTGGAGCGTCTCCGGTAACCGTAACCGTGCCAAGCGACCCTGTAGCCGCAACGCCCGTTGGAGTAATGCTTGCGCTACCCGTAATGGTAACGGTGCCAACACCTCCCGTACCCGCAACGCCTGTAGCAGTAACATCTGCGTTTGCCGCCGGAGTGACTGTTCCAAGGGCACCTGTACCCGCAACGCCTGTAGCGGTAACTGTGCTTGTACCTGTAACCGTGACCGAACCGACACCACCCGTGCCAGCAACACCCGTAACCGTAACAGACATTCCGCCTGTAATTGAAACAGTGCCAACGGCACCTGTACCCGCAACACCCGTAACCGTAGCCGTGATACTGGGAGTAACAACCACTGTGCCAATGGCACCTGTACCCGCAACACTTGGAGCATCAGCATCATCAGCGGCGTTCCACGCACCTGAGTTCCAAGTACCCCTTCCCCAGCCTGAGATGTTTGCCAAAGCATTGTCCTCTACGCAATCCTAATAATCGCCGTACTTGCAGCGGCAGCAGGAAAAGCCACCGTAAACGTACCCGCTGTGCTGGTTTTGTTTCCACCGAAATCAAGCGCACAGACCGCTTTATCACTATTCGTGTCGTTATAAATTAAAGCTCCTCGTGCTGTGATTGTCGCTGTCGTAAAGCTAATATCAGAAAAATCCGTAAATCCAGTGGTTCCTGAAGTAGAAGGGTTTACGTTGGTTAATGCTCCTCCGCCAGCCGTATAACTACCACTGTTGGCAACTTCCCCCGTAGTAGTATAGGCTGTTGTAGATGCCCCTAATGTAGCTGTAGTAGAAGATTTTCCTCCTCCACCAATAGCGTATAGAGCCAGTTTAAAGCTATTCCCCCCAGAAGCGTCAAAATCATGGGTGGCAGACAATAATTCGCCTTTAAATGATGTACACATCGCCGTTGTAATTGCCATATCACAAACTCCTTAAATTCTTCGCCAGTTCAGGGTAACCAGCTTCCCTTAGTTTAGCCGCTATGGTTGCCCTATCTTGATCCACAGCATGTTGCATATAATACACTATAACTCCACGAACAGTATTTTTAAAAGCCATTGCTTGCTCTCGAAGAGGCTCTGGAGCGTCTTTAGCCACATAAAGGATCTTATCTACCGCCCTTTGAGCAGCTTCTTCAACG